AAAAGAAACAGCGTAAGAAAAAAGAAGCAGTAAGACGCTGGCGCAAGTTGCAAAAGAAACTTGAAGAACAATAAATACTTGACATAATGAATACTGTATGATACAAAGAGGTGACAATGAATATATTCTATTTACATAATGACCCTAAAACGTGCGCTGAGTGGCATGTAGACAAACATGTGAGCAAGATGCTTGTCGAGTATGCACAACTGATGTCGACCGCCCACAGGGTCTTAGACGGCGATGAATACATAGGTAAATCGCAGACTGGTCGTAGAGTAAAACGCTGGAGACTATCCGACAATTATGAGAACATTATATACAAAGCATGTCATGTCAATCATCCTTCGGGTGTTTGGACTCGTCAGTCTCGTTCTCATTATGAGTGGTTGTACTCACTCTGGACTGAACTTCATGAAGAATTCGTATATCGTTACGGACACTCCCACAAAAGTTACGATTTACTCAATGAAATTCTAGCAACACCCCCTAGTAACATCGAAGACAAATCTTTTGTCGAACCTCCGCAAGCAATGAAACAATTTCCACAATGCATGGTAGAAGGTGATAGTATTTCTGCTTATCGTAATTTCTATCGCGTGGCAAAAAAGACTTTTGCTGTGTGGTCTAAACGTAATGTGCCTGACTGGTACAATCTTACAAATCTAAATAGTGATACAGAATATGCCAACATATAATTTTATAAACCAAGCAACTGGAGAAGTTGAAGAACATTTCATGTCAATATCAGAATTGGATGATTTCAAAAAAACGAACCCGCATCTCGATAAAATTGTATCTGCACCTGCTATTGTGGGTGGAGTTTCTATTCGCAATAAAGAATCCGATGGTATGCGAGAAGTATTTTCTAGAATTGCAGAAAAGAATCCAGGTTCGAACTTAGATAGTTATCGTTCTAAAACGAATGCTGAAGTTAAAACAAAAAGTATTTTGGAAAAGCATAGGAATAAAAAGTGAGAGAAATCATTCAAGACTTTGCTCAATGGTTAGCAAAGAAAAGTTACACTCCACCAAAGATGCAATACTATTCGCATATTGAAGGTATGGAAAAGTGGGCGGCACCTAAACCAATGTCTCGCTGGATTCCAGAGTGGTATAAAAAATTACCTAAACAAAATGTAGAAAATACTAAATCTTTAAAGGGACAATTACAAAGGAACGCCCCTATAGGTATTCATCCTGATTTTGGAACTGATGGACAGACTATCAAAACATGTCCTGGTATGCAAGATATCATGACAACTGGATACATGGTCCCTTTCTGGTCTAATGCTATTATTACTACAACATTAGACGGAACACAAGTACTTGCCCATACTGCAACTGATGGAAGTGAAACACTAGGTGCCGACTGGGAAACTAGAAGTAGTGACTTTACTAAACTTGAAATGTTGAATCCAGACAGTGATACCGTGCATCAATACTTACAAGGTATAGGATATACTACAGAAGAAATTGGAGACTGGAGAGCATTTCAAAAAAGACCTGAAACCACAGTTCATTTTAAAATACATCCTGATGCTCAATACACTACTATGGTAGAACAACTACCTGAAGAGTGGTGCACCACTTTACTTAAATTAGAAACACCTTGGAGAATATGTACTCCTCCTGGTTGGAGTGTTTTATACACTGATCCAACATATCATTTTAATGATTGTCTGCAAGTAATGCCAGGTATATTAAATACAGATTACTGGCACGAAAGTAATATGTTTTTCTTTATTAAGAGAAAAGGTATTCAATTTTCTATGAATTTTGGTGACCCATTGATTTGTCATATACCAATCAAAAGAGAAATGTTACCATTAGAAGTTCGAAAGTCTACAGAAGAAGAGCGTGAAAGAGACCGTCAGATGTTTTACTTTATGAATGCTCACTGGAGTGGAGCGAAAGCATATAGAAAATTCAAAGAAGTATTTGGGTATAAACAAAAAGGAGTGTGTCCATATAAAAAAGATTGATGATGTTATTTGATGCTTCAATACAATGCATGACATGTAGAGGAGAAATTAATGTCAAGACAAAAGTCCACAGCAGTAAAAGCAAAATGTTTAACTAAGACTTCAATTAAAAGAATAAATCCGATTACGGAAAATCAAGAAAAAACATTCGAAGCATTTAATGATGATAAACATTTGATGTTGCATGGATGCGCTGGAACAGGTAAAACATTTATTATGATTTATCTAGCAATGAAAGCAATTTTATCTCAAAGAGTAGAGCAACAGAAACTTTATATTGTAAGGTCTATGCTACCGACAAGAGATATTGGTTTCTTACCTGGTTCACAAGAAGAGAAGATGAGTGTTTACACCGAACCCTACTACTCACTATTTGACGAAATGTTTCCTAACATAGAGAACCCTTATGAACTTGCAAAGTATCAGGATATAGTAGAATTTATACCTACTTCATATATCAGAGGCATTACACTAAGGGATGCATTTATTATTGTTGATGAATGTCAGAATTTAAATTTTCATGAATTAGATACAATCATCACTAGAGTGGGAGAAAACTCGCGCATTGCTTTCTGTGGAGACTTTATGCAAACTGATTTGAAGAACAATGCAGAACAAAGAGGTCTCATTCAGTTTATGGATATAATCAAATCTATGAAATGTTTTGAAACAATTGACTTTAAAGAAGAAGATATCGTAAGAAGTGGTCTTGTGAAGGAATATATATTAAGCAAGAACCAAAAACAATATGAAAATACATTTGAAAGCATAGACAAGAAGATGCGACAAGTTGCCTGAAAGGAGAAGTAAAATGAGAAAATGGATTAACGCAAGAATTGGCGAAAGAACTAGTTGGGATGGAGCAGTGCTTATTGGTGCTGGCGTAGCATTTTTAATTTTTGCACCAATCGCTGATATTGTAGCATATGGTGCGATTGCATACGGTGCTTGGACAATATTCAAAGGAGAATAAAGATGGCAAAAGAGAATTGGGGAAACTGCATTTCTAAAGTTCTCATTCATGAGGGTGGTTATGTAAATCATCCAAAAGACCCTGGTGGTATCACGAATATGGGTGTCACCAAGAGAGTTTATGAAGAGTGGGTTGGTCACGAAGTATCTGAACAAGATATGAAAGACTTAACAGAAGATGATGTAAGACCAATCTATAAGAAAAACTATTGGGATAGAATTAAGGGAGACAAACTTCCTGATGGTCTAGACTTGTGTGTTTTTGACTTTGGAGTAAATGCAGGTACAGGTCGTGCCGCAAAATATTTGCAGAAGATGATTGGCACTACTGCAGATGGTGGGATTGGACCTAATACCCTTAAAGCACTAAAGGCATATGTGAAAGAGAATGGTCTAGTAGAAACTATCAAGAAGTATCAATCAAATCGTCAAGACTATTATGAGAGTTTGAGTACATTTGATACTTTCGGTAGAGGTTGGACAAATCGTAATAACGATACAACTGAATACGCAATAGAACTCGCCGAGAGTGATGATGACGAAAATACTAGAGAAGCAGATAGAAATTCTATAAAGACTTGACAATTACATTATAGTGTGTTATATTCACACTAGAGGATGAAAAAGTGAAATATACACACATTGAAGAAATTGATTATAATAATAGTCTACCAGAATTAACAACTGAGCAAAACGACAACCTAAGACTGTACGTTACACCAGATGGTCAAAAATATCCATCAGTTACTACAGTCTTAGGTTGGCACACTCGTAAAGGTATTATGGAGTGGCGCAAGCGAGTAGGTGATGAAGCGGCGAACAAGATATCTCGCCAAGCATCATCAAGAGGTACAAGATTTCATTATCAGTGCGAAGACTATCTCAACAATAAAGAACCTAAGATTGAGGGTCCTGGTGAGATGTCTATGTTCAGTAGTATTAAACCTTTCTTACATCGTATAGACAATATACACTTTCAAGAAAAAACTATGTACTCAAAGTTTCTACAAACTGCAGGTCGTGTAGATTGCGTTGCTGAGTTTGATAATCGTTTGTCTATTATCGATTTCAAGACAGCAAGTAAACCAAAAAAAGAAGAGTACATCAGCAATTACTTCATGCAAGGTGCGGCATATGCAGTTATGTTCGAAGAGAGAACTGCAAAACCTATTGACCAGATTTGTATCTTGATTGCAGTTGAGGGTGATGAAGCACAACTATTCAAAGTTAAGAGAGATGATTACATAGAACAATATCGAAGTGTCAGAGATGCATGGCGAGATGCTCATGGATATTGACAACATTCAACTCTTTTCCTCAAACTTATATAAATACTTTTTACCAACATCACTTGTTGATGATTGTAAAGAAGAATTAGTAGAGTATGCTAAAAATAATAAAAGTGGAATTCAACAATACTTTACCACTTACAATACTTTTTTAGAAACTGTTGATAGTATAGGTTCTTCTTGTAAATTGATTAGTGACAATGTTGTTAGAGTTGCAACAAAATTGTCAGAACGCCGAGTAAGAGTGGAGAATAGTTTCTTTAATTATGTACCTAAAGGTAATGTTCACTCAAAGCACAATCATGGCGGTAAAGAAATGATATGTGCTATTGTTTACTTTGATACTATTGGTCAAACAAATTTTTATGATCCTAGACCTCAAGTATTCAATTGGCAACCTCATGTCGAAGTTGCTGAAAAAGGCAAAGTAGTTTTCTTTCCTGGTTGGTTAGAACATGATATGCCTGCTCATTATGAAGATGAGTTTAGAATTACAATGCCTTTTAATATGCTCATACATTGAGCAAAGGAAAGTAAAATGAAAAATGTAGTATATGTAATAATACTAATTTGGTCTATATCATTTTTAGCAGGTTTTGCTAGTGCAGAACCGAAAGACTTACCTGAAGTAGAACCAGAACCTAGTGTATTTCAATCTAGCAAAAATGTTACTTGTACTTCTGATGAATATGATGTGGTTAAGAAAAATTTTCAACAGTCTCATGGTGAAATTGGTATAATGAGATACGTCAGTGATATTCAAACTGGAATTGAAATAATTGGTAATGTCGATACTGGAACTATTACTATTTTAGAATTCATACCTCCGAATAAAATTACTTGCTTCATCTCTATGGGTAAAGGTTTAGAAATTAATAGTTTAATTTTTAAAAAAGCAGAATCCGGTATAAGAACTTCCTATTAAGTGATAGTAATAAAAAATATTGCTTGAGAAATAAATATTTGATATGGCAGAAAGGAGACTAGTATGCCACCTCGTAATCATAAGCAGTGGTCATCAGCACCACGAATAGAAGCAATTAGTAGTAGAGCATATAATAACTACGAAGTATACAAACAAGAACAAGAACTAATATTCAGCAAAGTCTGGGTACCAATGTGTCACATCTCTGAGATGTATGAGACAGGTGAGTTTCGCACTACGCAAATAGCAGGTGTGAATGTAATTGCAGTGAATGACCATGATGGTGTTAGAGCATTCAGAGACCATTCTATTGAGCAAGTCTCTGGTTGTTTATCTTGTCCTTACGAAGGTAATGAGATATATTGTGAAGTCAAGCATGGGGGTATGGTATGGGTAACACTTGATCCTAACCCCACACAATCTGTAGAAGAGTGGACTGCAGGTGCATTTGATTGTATCGCAGACGCAATCGACACAGAAGAAATGGAAGTCTTTCACTATCACAAAGCAGTGATAGATACAAACTACAAACTGTG